GTTTCCCAGTCACGATCGCCAGCATAGGCGAGGCGATAGTCAGGGAGTCGGGAGAGTATTGGGCTGATGAAGTCGCACCCTACCTGATGAACCACAGGAAAGAGCTGTGTAAGAATCTAGTTGTAATGGGGGATATTAAAACCCAACCCACGGCAGCGGGGCCACTATCAGGGCTAGAGAGCATCACTGGGGGTATGTCAGGAGTTTTCGGGCATCCAAAGGTTCAACTAAAATCGGTAGCAACCCCGCAACACTCCCTCCCCAAGATTTTAACCACCACTGGCTCTATAACACAGTCGAATTATTCCGACACCAAAGCAGGGAAGAAAGGTGATTTCCATCACATTATCGGCGCTACTGTTATTGAGATTGAGGGTGACACCTATCATATGCGTCAGATCTCCGCAGAGGACGATGGGGCGTTTATAGACCTAGACTACCAATATACTCCTAACGGCAAGCACAAGGCTCCCAGAGCCGCAGGATTGACCCTTGGCGACTTACACACCGAGTTTATTGATGAGGATTGCGAGAGAATCACATTCTTAGACCGTAATTCCATAATTAAGACCCTAAAACCTGAAAAGGTAGTGATGCACGATTGGTTTGATGGGTACTCAGGTTCACACCACCACCACAAAAGAGTTTTTATTAATTACGCCAAGCACCACAGTGGCAAAAATAATGTAGAGGAGGAGGTTTTACGGACGTTTGAGCGCACAAAGACTTGGATTGTTCCAGATACGGAGTTTATTGTGGTTGGCTCCAATCATAACGAGCACTTATTGACTTGGTTAGAAAAGGGGGAGCCTAAATATGACCCTGAGAACGCCCTTTTTTATCACCGCACTATGGTAAAAGTGCTATCCGGCGTAGAGATGGGGGAAACAGCCGCCCATGTGCCTAACCCGCTAGAGTTATTGGCTAGAGAACACCTAGAGTTTGATGGAATGCGCTTTCTAACCCGCAAAGACTCGTTAATGATCGCCGGAATAGAAAACTCTTTCCACGGTGACAAGGGAATCAACGGAGCAAGAGGCAGCATTAACAGCTTTAAAGATATTGGGGTGAAAAGTAACACGGGCCACGGCCACTCCCCTGCTATAGAGGGCGGTCACTTCAGGGCTGGCACAAACTCACGGCTTGATCTTGAGTATGCCGAGGGGCTTAGTTCATGGTTACACACTGACATTTTGACCTACGCAAACGGGAAAAGGACTCTTTTACACAAGATTGATGGCTCCTGGAGGGCTAAGAGATGAGAAAAACAACTATTGAAGTAGAGGTCACTCAAGACTGCCTTGATGACTTAGTTATAAGAGAGCTGACAGAAATGCGGGAATGCTTAATGGAGCGCGATGATATTGACGCTTTTGACATAGTGATTAAATTTTATGAGGGGGCAAAATGACCTGGGAAGGACAGGCAGAGATAACAGCGGCAGAGATACTGGCTACGTCTAACAGCTCGGCAGAAGAGTATCTTGAATTGATTCGGGCGCGTGGCATCCCTATATCGGACGAGTATTTGGTCGAGATGGAGATGCGGAAGGACGAAGGGGGGACGGTTTACAAATACAAGTGGATGAAGAAGCCAAAAAACCCGTAAATTCAACCATGTGCAAAGCGGCCAAAAAGCTGTGATAAACTATGGCTAGACAAACGACTTTAATCTTGATATGCGTTATAATCACTAAAACAACGGGAAAGTGACGATGAAAAGGATTTCAGAATGACGATTCAAGAGGCTTTAAATCATATTCCTGCCAATTCAGGGCATGATTTAGCAATAAAGGCGAGTGGAGCAGTAGGGGCGATAACCAGTTACGCAGGAATTACCACTGACCTTTCGGGGCTGACAGAAATATCACAGATCATAGCCAATTTCGGCATTGGATTATCAGCAATCGTCGCGGCCCTAGCCTTTGGGTACAGTATCTATAAGGGAATCAAGAAGAAACCTAATGACTAGCCTTGTGGCAGACCTGATACGCCACGAAGGGTACAGGAAGCATTTATACGAAGACACCGAAGGAAATATGACAATCGGAGTCGGTTACAACATCGAAGAGAAGGGGCTTCCAGACTACATAATCAGATTATTACTTGATGACTCCATCAAAGAAGCCAGAAGCGAACTAACCCGAATAGCCCCAGATTTACACCTATCCCGCACAAGACAAGACGTTTTAATCAATATGCTATTTAATATGGGAGCCAACAGACTGCTCACGTTCACAAAGATGTGGGCCGCGATAAGGGATAATGACTTCGAGACTGCCGCCGATGAGATGTTGTTAAGTCGTTGGGCTGACCAGGTAGGCCAAAGAGCAATAGAATTAAGCGACAGGATGAGGGCTGGCAGATGATTGACCATCGTATTTGCTACTCAGGAGGGTACAAATACCAAATTCGGAACGATTACGTGTTTCGGCTCCCGCAGTATTTCCCACAAGACGTTATATATGAGGGGGAATTTTTAAGCGTGTCAGAGGGGTATTGCACTATTCACAAAGGGTACGCCAGTGACGGGCCTAGTGGACCCACAATTGACACCAAGAGCTTTATGAGGGCCGCCTGGCAGCACGATGCCCTATATCAGCTCATCAGGTTAAAGGTATTTCCCCAAGATTGCAGAGATATGGCTGACAGGCAGCTTGTTGACACTTGTAAAGAGGATGGAATGCTCTGGCCCCGCCGCAAATGGATATATTATGGACTGAAGTATGCGGGAGCAGCAGCAGCAAAACCACGAAACATTAAGAAGATAATCTGGAGTCCATGATGAAACTGGCAATATTGTTACTATTCACCACACTAACGTCATGCGCTCAGATCGGCGCACTAGGCATTGAGGAAGGGGAGAACGCCATAGGGTGCGGAAGGATAAGCACCAGCGGTATCACTGGTATATTCTCAGGCAATCTGGACGGGATTACCGCGGAGGTGTCGAGCAACACGGACACAAGCGCATGGACGGCAGAAGACTGGGCATTACTGTTAGAACAGTGCGATTAAATGGCAGCCAAGGATTACAAGGCGGCAAAGGTTGGGAATATTGCGCCGTTTCCTGTCAACACTATCGAGAGCTATACCCTAGCGGCAGAACGATTACAGAACGACATCTGGAACCTTGCCATTGATGAGATTGACGCGGATGGCGCGGGGATGCCAACGGACTGGGTTATTGGTGTGCTCTACAGGGTAATTATTGAGGTTCAGGCGTTAGATTACGAGGAATAATACCCATACAAAGGTATTAATGGGTAAAAAGCACCATAAATGACGCATTAAGTCCTTAAACGCCTATAATGTAATATTAACAGGAGATTACGATGCCTAATGTACGTGGAAAGAAATACCCCTATACCGCAGCAGGTATGAAAGCAGCTAAGAAGGCCAAGGCTGCGCCTAAGAAAAGATCTTCTTCAAGCAAGAAGCGATAACCGATCACGGCTAGGGAGTTTCCCCTGACTCGCAGTCCTAGCCACCTTTTTACCTGCAATATTTGCAATCCCTCCAAAACTGTGCCTATAATGCACACATGACACTAACTACCTTAATTAAAGAGTATGGCTTCGAGAATGTTGCTGAAGTTGAGCGGCTAGGCCACATCAAAGAGCGCACCTTATACAATATGTTCGAGAGAAAAGACCCTCAATTGCGAGTGCATTTGCTTGGCTGTTGGGTCGCCAAGTGCGGGGGATTGGATAATGGATAGAATAGAAAGAGTCGCACTAATGCAGGCGCTAGTTGCCATGAATGGGCCTTCCTCTCCATCTGACGAGATTGTGATTAGAGCAATGCCAGACTGCCCCTTAGACCTTGATTGCAAGGCAGAGGCGTATATATCTAATAGGCACCAAATGTCCAGCAGGAAGGGGCGAAATCGTAATAAGTATTGGCTAGGTTCATAGGGGCTAAACACAGGGGAGTAGGGTATGAGCAGTGAAGTATGTCAGGTGATTCCGGTAAGGCTGCTAAAGCAGCTTTCAGAGGATATAAAAAAGGGATATGAGAATGAATTCAGAGTTGGCAGAGGTGGTCCGTATGGTTTCTAGAATGCAGATGCTTCAAGAGAAATACGAATCAGCGCCAGAGTGTAGCTGTAATTCTGGGTCAGTAGAATACTGCGGCACATGCAAGCTGGGGCAAACAATAGTCGAACTATCACAATTTATGCATGAAGCCCTTGGGCGGGGAGAATCAAGTGATGACACCTGAGCGACATAGATTTTTGGATGAGCATGTAACCGAAAGCCTAACCAAAGAAGAGATTGAAGAAGGGTATTTCTTTTGCTGTGATTGGGATGGAATGTTGATGCACAAAGACGACATGGAGGCGACTAATTGCTGTAGTTGCCAAGCGCGAGAAAAGGGTAAACAGGCAGAATTGAAACTATAAGGCGAGAGATATGAATATTGAAACAGCAAGGCTAGAAGTGTCGATAACCAAAGAAACCAGAGAGAGGTTATCCGACCTTTCCGACAAGACGGGAAGACCTCTAGGAAACTTGGTGGATTCTTTTCTTAGAAATGGCATGGAATCCCTCTATAAAAGACACCCGAACTTGAGACAGACAAAATGAAAACCGCTTACCCACGTGACGTGAACACCCTTCGTCGCAGAATATCTGTGGCAATGGCGCATAATGAATTTGCTCCAGAGATGCTGGCAGAATTAATGGCTATTGTGATTTTCACTATGAACGAGTTTGATGACGGTCAAAAACAAAAGGTATTGAACGCTATCGATACGGTAAGAGTTTACAAAGGCCAATTCTAGCCACCCCTTCAGCCCTTTAGAGGAATAGAAGCCAGCGAGGACGAAAATTGATTCAAAAAAAGAAACTGCGCGATTCAGCCCGCGATGAAGAATGCACGCTGGAAATTCTAGGAGTATGCAATTCTGACCCTTCGACTGTGGTGTTGTGTCACTTCCCTGATGAATGTGGCGGCATGGCAATGAAGACCGATGATATATGTGCAGGGTATGGCTGCAGTTCTTGCCATGTTGCGATCGATAGCCGCGGTTCATGTCCTGAATTTGACCAGCGTGCTGATTGGTATTTGCGCCGGTCACAGACCAGAAGCATGCGAAGGATTTTAGATGTTATTGGAGGTGTTGCTGAATACTTAGGCTGATAGGGAAATGCGGATTAGGTCGAGGCTTGTGTACAGAGCTAGTTATCCGCTTCGATTCGACCATGCCGGAAATCAGTACCGGCCAGCATCACCTCCAATAGCAATCTAGAGGGTAATAAGAAGTAAACAGTTTAAGGGGTAGGATTGAGCCGAACGAAGTTGGTGAAAGAATCTCGGTACTACGGTAGCTATCAGGGTGAAGTCGCGACTCATGCACTGTTAGCCAATGCCCCACCAATTATCACAAGGGGATAGACAATGAAGACACTAACTGAGATAGCTTTGGAGTTTGGGCATGAGCAAGGGTTCTAAGAGAAGGCCAACAAACTATGACAAGTTCTCAGAAAGCTACGACAAGATATTCGGAGTATCAAAGATGGTACAAGCTGAAGAGGTGGAAGACGCTGCGACTAGCTCAACTAAGCAAGGAACCGTATTGCCAATGCCAGCATCACAAAGGCGAGAAGGTAAAGGCTAACGTGGTAGACCACATCAAGCCACACAAGGGAGACAGCAAGCTATTCTGGAACCCTAAGAACTTACAGTCCATGCTCAAGTCCTGTCACGACAAGTACAAGCAGAGCCAGGAGAAGGGTGGATTAGGATTCGACATAGGATGCGATGCAATGGGCAATCCATCCAACAAGCTAGATCATTGGTAACACGACAACACCAGTCGTAAGGGGGAAGTATGAGTACAACACAATGTGAGACGGATAGCTGCGATGCGGTAATAGATGACGATATGATCTATTGCTACAAATGTTGGTCTAAAAAGAACAGGAACAATATACTCAGGGGAGATCACCCCATAAGAGCTAACAAGCCATCACAGCTAGACAGGATAGAGGCCAAGCTAGACTCTTTGATACAGTCACAGCTATCTATGGTTCTGCGGCCCAGAGAATGACTAACCTACTAACACCAGACAGCATAGCAACCTTCACCCTATCCAAAGACAAGACAGAGCTAACGATAGTAGAGGATGGAGAGACTACACACTTAGACAGAGAGCAGGCCATTGGATCGTGACTGGGAAAC